TCATGGATGCTAATCCTTTTGTTTCATTTGTTGCAAGTGGAAGAAGTCCTTCCAGTACTGAGGCATTGGCTTTCAACGCCTCACTTAATTCCATCTTTTCCATAATATTTTTTATTTACCAGTTTCCAAATTGTTTTTCTTATAATCCTGCCATGAGTCGGCGAGCTGCCCCACCGAAGCGGAAGTGTAGAGGTCAAGTATATGAATCTCGTCATCGGCAAGCTCCACAAGCTCGTTCCGATAGATCTTCTCCGCAAGCACGTGCGCCGGAAGACCGGGCACGTTCCTGTAAATGCCGTCAGCAATATCCTTACGGATATCCGCTATCACCATATCCTGTCTGTCTATCCCCGTGAACAGGGGAAATTTTGTAAAATCAACTTTCATAATATTCTTAATTAAATACTGTTATCCGCAATAAAACATAACCCAATAATTGCCCATACATTTAACGAATCCGGACGCATAATCCAGATCAATGGAGGACATCTCTTTTCCTCCGGGGGCAGGCAGGATGCGCCCGCCTGTCAGTCTTACCCCGCCGCTCATACGTTTGAAGTATATGGTATGTCCCGGAACATCCGGAGGAAGTGTCACTTCTATATTACCCGTATTAATAAACATCACATTATCATCGTTGTTGTTCAATGAAGCTTTGACAGAGATATTCCTCCAGTTGCCAACTATGCCACGAAGAGAAACATAGCTGTCATTGTTCGGATGAAGGAAAATATTACCCCCCTCCACGAATAGAGGAATGCTCAGAGTCTTGATGTGCATTCCGATCATGGCATTTGGACTCTGTATGTCAATTCCAGCATCATACTTAATCCCTTCGATTGTGGTAAAGAACGTGTTTCCCCCGATTCTTACGTTTGCAAATGTCCTTTCGTTATAAAACTCAATTTGTCCGGCAGACAGGTTGAAACCAACATAAGTATCTGTTGTATCCTTATAAAGGATCTTTGAGGACAATACCCCCGAAATGATGGAGAACGGGCCGATACGTCCTTTATCCGCCGTGATTGTTCCTGTAATCTCTGCATTCTTACATTTGAAATACCCGGTTTCACCGTTGATAAGAAGAGTTTCACCTTTGTCGTTAAAAGACTTGAGAACCTTGTCTTTGAACATGAAGCCGGCTACATTCGCACCATCGGCAAACAGAGTGTCAGTAGCGATATTCACAAACTTCTGCATAGCTTCCCAGTTCGAATCCCCGTTGGCTGATGTGGGTGCAGCGGTAACGGAAGCGCCGTAATTCTTTACAAGGAAATTATAATAAACTCCCCCTATCAGATATATGACCTTATCCCGGTAATCCGCATTCCAGACATAAGTCTGTCCTGATGTGAATACACCTCTGTCACGGGGAAACGCCCCTGTTGCTCCGGTTGCTCCTATGGCACCATCATTAGCTACACCCACCCCTTTTTCAGCGACAAAATTATTATTCCATGCGTTTGCGTCCGATGCGGATTTATAAGCCCGGACGGCAAACTGGGTGTATCCGGCTGTCGCAGGTACGGATATCTGATTGCTTAGGGTAGCACCTACGTGAGCCAGCCAGCTTCCGTTATATTTGCGTGCAGCAAGATAGAACCTGTTCGTATCGCTCACATTACCGCCTACATTCTGTTTCATGGTAACGACAAACGCTGACGGTGACGGTGTGCCCGTACTGGTAAAGTTTATTGTGCTTACCGGGCTGTCAAGCCAGTATGAAGCGGACGGTTCGACACCAGAAGTCATTTCCTGCCAGTCGGAGTTGACAGCCTTGTCCGATCTCTTCCCGGCAAGTATGTAACCGCCATCCTTCTTCCTTAGATAACGTCCACCTCTCACACGAAGAAGCGGAAGTGGCGGATTGGAAGTCTGAACCTTGCTTAAGTAAGATCCTCCGGCAAACGATACTGTACTGTTTTTCGCATACGGAGTGTTGGCGGACTCCCAATGACCTGCGGCTGTGATGCTCTCACCGTCAGCACCATCCTTTCCGTCAGAAAGCATGGGAACGGTTTCAACATCCACTATCTGGTCATTCACGTAAAAGATAAACTTCAATGTCTTCGTAAAGTTTCCGCTTGATATGGCTGTATTGTTGTTTATGGTAGTTTCTGTTCCACCGTCTATGCTGTATTTCAATGTACCGTCCGTTGTGGTGGATATCACGCCTCCCACTGACTTTTGCCTGTAACATGATACGGAAGACACGCTGTAGTTTCCATTCTTGTCCTTGCTTACAGAAGTGGCAGAAACGATTATACTGTATAGCACGGCATCTGAACCGTCCGCACCTCCACGGACCCCGGCTACAGTGAATGACAGATCACGGGAATACTGCTGCCCGTTCTTTGTAGCCCTGATTGTGATCTTCACCGTGTTTGTCGCAGCAAGAGTAGCTCCGGCAGATACCGATATTGTCACCACTCCCGTATTCTTGTCTGTCGCACACAGAAGATTTGTGTCAGGTGTACAGGTGATGCTGTCAAGGGTGAGCTTTTCCGTTCCATACCACATGCTGACAGTTGTATTCCAAGTCTGTGAGGACACGACCTTCCCGTCCGAAGTAAGGGCTGCATTGACCATCTCGTTATCGAAGTCCGCCATGATGGCATTCTCTCCGTCCTTACTCCAGCGATGCACCACGGCAGGATCACTGAACTCAGACCATACGCCGTTTTCCTTAAAACGTGTACAACCCCATTCAACCTGATGGTCTATGTCCGTACCAAGATAATTATCCGTCCAGCCTTCCGGAACATAACCATCTTTCTGCTGACTGTCCGGCTTTTCAGGGGTGTTATCTATGATATTGCCTCTTGTGTATATATACTCATAGCCCTTACCGTCTTTCCCGTCCGATATCATAAGCTGCCATCTTCCGTCCTGATAGATGTAGGTGGCGCGGTCAGTTGTGTTACGGTATGAATCACCGTTTTTCGGGTTGGCTGGAGCCGTGGCAAATTCACCAAGGAAAGTGATGCTCTCGCCTTTCAGTTCACGCCCGTCAAGAAGCATGTCCCAGTCTTCGTTAACCTCCCAGTCGGCAGGTTTCCCAGCAAGATAATAACCACCGTCCTTCTTTCTTAAGAAATTGCCGCCTTTGACACGCAATATTCTGATGGGAGGATTGGATGTTTCCACCTTAGATATAAAGACACAGTTGGCAAGAGTGACCATTGTATTGGCTTTGTACGGGGTTTTGGCGGATTCCCAATGACCGCCACCTACTACGGACAATCCCGGATCACCTTTATCACCTTTGTCCACTTGTTTCAGCCATGCCGGGTTATCATCTGACGGTTCTGTTGTCGTTCCGTTATCATCAACACACAACCACAAAGCCCCGTTATGTGACACCCGGTCATAGTAAGCGTACTTACCTGCAACCCATTCACCCTTGTCCAAGGGTACACGAACCTTGTTCCCCGTTATCTCATCTATCTGAAAGATAAGCCCAGTCATGATAATGTTTTGAAGAACGGCTGAGTAATTGTCCGCATTAATACCGGCTACAGTCATGCCTTTTTTCTTGCCGAACCACGCAGGCATCTGCGCCGGCTCCGGGTCCCAAGTGTTGGCATTGTCAAAGAATGTAATACAGTTGTTTCCGTTGACTGAATCAATAAGTATATAAGTCTGACGTTCCGGGTCCGTAAAATTACCTGTTTGTGCCAATACCATCTGCTCGGCAGGTTTCCAGTCAGAATGTCCCGGACGGGGAATGACAGTAAATTTCTTGGCGGTATAATCTGCGGCAGTCACCCGGAATTTCATCTCTTCAAAGCCATTCAGCTTGCCTTCGCTATTCTTAGTCACAAAATAGGTGGTAAGGATATCATCAACAAACTGGCTCAATCCGTCCGCGTCCGTCAGATCGGGAGTGATGGTGTAGGTTCCATCGCCGTTATCCACGTATGACAATACGCTACAACCGCCACCGGGGGAGTTTACCATACGTCCTTTGAAATAGGTTGTACGGTTATAGGCTATTTCAGGAACAAACAAACGCTTACGAAATACACCGCTTTCCATTTCAAGATTGCCCTTTTCGTCTATGTATCCACCTGAAACGCCGGTTATGAACTCACCTATCTTAAGATACGACTTGACAATGATACCTTTCAAGAAAGTGATCAGACCGTTGGAGGTGTCGGCGATATCTTTGCGGAGGAAGTATTTGGAAAGTTCCTCTATATTTGCACTTCCCGATATGGCAACAACCCGGTCTTTATTGGTCCTTATGTAAATAGAAGGATTCTTATCATCATTATGTATGTATATCTCACCCTCATTCAACCCTTCCAATCGCTTTTCAAATGATGGGGATATTTTCGGTATAATCGGATTTCCTTCTGCATCCGTTTCCGAACCGTACCACAATATCTTTATAGGATGATTTCTAGCCATGATTACACATAATTTTCATTAACAAAAGCAGCTTGCGCCTTCTTGTATTTTAACACATCGTCCTCTTCAGGATTAGTTAGCAAAAATGCTATACCTGAAGAAGAAGTTGCGATCTCAGTTTTGCCTCCGATCCCAGCAATATCGTTTTCTCTAGGGCGTAAAGTCACTTTATATATAAACATCTGTTTCTTACCTATTGTATCAAGCTTTTCCGGGACAGAATCCCCTTCCCGTACATACAAATTACCGTTTATGCTGACGTGAGAAAGGCAAAGTACCTTATTTATAAACTCCGCTATATAATACGGAACGCCACAACTTGTCCCGAAAACAAAATCAAATGTTTTATAAGGGAGAGAATACATTTCTATTATCTCCTGCTTCTGATTCACAAACTGTTCGTTTTCAACTTTCAACTCCACCCCATCCGGCTTGAATCCTCCTATTATTCTGAACTGGAACATCTGCCGGACCTCATCAATCCAGAATATATTATCAAACGCAGAATTATTATCTTTATGGGAATATTCAATCAGAATAGAATCACCTATATTCTCACACACGCAGAACTCCTCACATTCTTTATCGCCTATAGTTACTGTATATATCCCCTCCGAAGGAGATAATGAGGCATAATACATCTTAATGCTTTCATTTACATCATAAGTAAGCAGTGTTATCTTGGAGGAAATATTGCCGATCTTATCATTCAAATAAGCTGAAGGTTTTTCGCCGTTATCACAAAAGATTTGCAGCAGGATGTTGTCTGACACAGAAAATACTTGTCTGAAACATCCAGCATTTGAATATTTATATTTCAGCGGTTTAAAGAATAACGGACAAACATCTCCGATTGATATCATAGTCTTTTCGTAAGTTTCTAGTAACTTGTGACTTCACAAGCTTTCATTGCAAATATAACAATTAAAATTTGAATCTTTATAACGAATTTAAATTTTTCACGATCAAAGTTACCTTTGAACTTTGTGATTTTGTAAAATTGTAATCAGCCTGCTGATAATATCCCTGTACAACTTTGCCTTGATATTCCATTTCAACAATTCCTGTAAGATCTTCCGGAAGTTCCACATCCGAAGTTTCAAATTCCACCTCCGCCACAGTAAACATCCTTTTTGAAAGAATTATATCCCTACTTTCCCCCATTCCATCAATACCCACATCACTATTACCATCTGATGACGCAAAAGTAAGCATCTCAACAGATGAGCCGATGTATGCTTCATTGGCCAAAACCATAGAAGAAGGGGAAAACATGGCATTGAACATTGTGTCAGGGCTGAGAACGCCACCCATAAGATAATCCCTGTTCAATATATACTTAAGTCCAGACGAATCAGATTTTACCCCTACCATAAATAAATCAGTGTCACTTTCGTTGTCTGTAGTATCTTCACCTATCTTGTCAGCAAGGAACTCTATGCCGTATGCGTCCGCACGGTATGGAGATATCATTTCAAGGCTATTGTCCGTCATGGTCACGCCTGTGGTATATTCATTCGTAAAACGGAACTCGTCCTTTCCATTAGCCGTATCGTAATCCTGCTTGTCAAAGCCTATCCGTATGCGAGAATACACCAATGCAGAATTAACCTTCATCTCATAATCAGATAAATCATCTATCCTTTTGACAACATCATCCGAGAAGTATTTGCTTCTATGCCGGAAAGTTACTGTATTCCCGGATATGTCGTAAGCATAACCAAACACATAACTCATCCAGTTTGCAAATTTGGTGAAGGATGTATATATTTTGGCTCCAGGAATCTTACGGGCTGATTCAGCCGCCAAGAGCATACAATTATCAAGCCTTCTATCTCCTGTCCCCTCAATCACTCCAGTCAAACCATCTTTCTCTCCATTAATACTTTTAAGCAGTCTGTTCAGCAATGTATCGGGCTTTATAACATCCATCTCAACAGGGTTTATTCGATTTTTCCATGATGCTTTAAAATAACTTGATGTTGAGACTTTGTATGGCAAATCCGGCAATACAGGTACAATCTCTTCTTTCTCATTGACATACATAGCTCTCACTATTATTTTATCATTATGCAAAAGACTTATATTGTACGATTCCGAAACCTTCTTTTCCACTGGCGTTTCTGATTCTGTCGTAAGTTCAAAACTTCCTATCACCGTTTTCGTAGTCACCGCTTCCCCATTACTGTTAATCTCATTACTTATCTTCATAATCTGGAGCCTCACACCTCTTACATCATATCCCAAAGCACCAGACTGATATTTCCTAAACACAAACATATCAATATTAAACTCTATATTTATCCTAATTGATTTCAGAGCCTTTATCGAATATACATCATCACCACCTACTGTTTGATCATTAAATTCAAGAGACCCCTTTATTAAGGAATCACTGGCAGTTATATATATTGGCATTGGTGACATTTTCTTGCTGAAATAAACATTAATAAGAGTGTCATCGTCCTCCAATGTATCACCTGTAGGAATCCATTTTGCTGATTCTGAAAGTTCAAGCCCGTCATAAACAAGAGAAATGGGGCTTTTCACCTCTTCGACCGAATATTCATATTGAGTTCCTTTTTTTGACTTTATCATGGACGCCACGCTATCATCCACGGCATTTATCTGTAAGATACTACCATTATCCTGCAATGTAGAGAAATTGAGAGCGCAACTAAACCGTTCATTATACAACCAACTGTTATTTCTTGTACTTATTATTATTGAGGCAGAAGCACTCAAATAATCTTCATCATATTGTTTTAACAGCAATTTTCTAGCATCCCCAGCAAAAGAAAATTTGTTGGAAAAGGTACGGATAACACCGTCATAGTCATTTCTCTTGAAACTAGCCTTCACCTCGTCCCAATTCTCAAGATCATCAGTAACCCTGTACCTCAGACCGTCGATCAATAATTCACATCGGTAGAACATTTATACTTTATTTATTATGAGTGACCAAGGAATTTTATTCAAGCACGGGCACCGGATTTCGGTACACCCTTTAAAAATAAATCTATCTATTTAGCTTATATCAGCTAGGATTAATAAGATTGATTATACCTTGCCTACCAATTCCGGTAATCTTTCTATGGTAGATAATATGCCCATTGTCAGCAACCTCTTGCTTTATATCAAACCAGCCAAGAGTAGAATATTTAGTGTATGGGACCCATGTCTGGTTAACCTTGTACTGTACTCCAAGATCCTTTAATCGTTTATTTAGCTCGATTGCAGATTTAAAGCCCAGTTCTTTTGCTACTTCCGTACATGTATAGGTCTTATTTACATGTGTAAGAATAGTTACCTGTTTCTCGGCTTCAATGCGTGCTGACCGTTCTTCTTTTAGCTTAGTGAGAAGTTCAATACCAAAATCCGGATTATTCAGTATCTGGTCTATAACATTATCGGTAGCATATATGCCATGCTTACGGATAGAAGGAAGAACTTCATCACATACCCAATCCTGAAACTGTTCGGCATTAGGAAGATTACTTCTCATTATTAACCGATATACATCCTTTTCTGGAATATATACCATATTAGTTCCACCAATTCCGTTTCCATGTGGGCAAAACACCTTTTTGCCTGATTTGCAATGTCTTTGTATTGCATCAGCTGTATCAGAATATCCCAATGCAGTTGCTACATCCTTTGCACAAAACAAAGGTTCTTCACTTGTTCCGGCTACTCTTACTTCACCGAACGATTCATTCTTGAAAATCTGAATTCCATCCATACAATTTTCGTACCGTGCTCCTTTACACGGGAAAAAGGAAAGCCGCCAGCCAAATGATGCAATATTGTGGAACTCTACACCAAATGACCGACGGCTTAATATCTTACGCAGACAGAGTTCCACCAATGTCCTCATTTATTTTCTGCCACTAAATTACTTAAAAAAAATGCATCATATAGACAAAAAAGTAAATTTAACAAAACCGCACAAACTAGCCTTCAAATCACTTCCTCTTGCGGTTTAACTCATCGATTTCATCGCATGTTTGCCTAACAAGACAGGCGTAAGATCCGGCGGTCCATTCTTTCAGATTGATATGCATCTTATTATATTTTCCAATAGCGACAACTTCATTTATAAACCCCCGTTTTGTAGGCTTCTCCTTCGGTTCCTCATTCTTTTCCTTACTTATCTTATCCAAATCATATTGTGCACGGGATTTTAACGCGGATATTCTAGCATTCATGGCCATTACATCACCTTTCTTGCACGAATAACCTATCTTCATCAGAATATCACGCACCTCATCATACATTTTCAACTTCATCATGTTCTCACATGCCTTCATGCACTCCACGGTCATTGCAAGATTCATACGCTCATTACAATTCAATATCTCAGAGAACAACTGTTTGCTCCCGACAATTTCTATATAGTCATTGATAATTTTTGCCGATGCAGCCCCTTTGTCCTCATCGTCAAATTCGATAGTATTGCTATCATTGGTATAGATCTCTATAAAAACGGACAAGGGAAGTTCATATATGTCACTTGTATACCTCATAATCAGATACTTTTTGAAAATTGCTGATAATTGTTTTCTCTTATCGCCTTGGCTAATTTTGCAAATCCAATCTGCTGTGATTTCTCCAGATGCCCTATCTTTTTCTCCAGTTCGCTATAATCATTAACTATTGATACAGGAGGAAGATCGTTTTCGCTTCTATATGCCATAAGACCATCAAAATCATTTGCATGAGCCTTTATCCTGTCCATATCCACTGCATAAGGTATAACCTTCGCACCTTTAGGGATGTCAACCAAAGTAGGGACAGACGGAGTAATATACGCTCCTTTTTCAGTAACGATTGTTTCAGGAACACCACCATCACCCACTACAGCCAATCCGCCTTTATGCGAATCAGTACCCTTGGCATACTTAGGTATAGGTTGTGATGCTATCACAGCTATTTGCGCAGCCCCCATAGCCGCCGCAATACCAGCAAGTACGAAATTAGGCAACGCCTTCGCTACAGCCAAAGCCGTTGCAATAGTAGCCTGTATGATGCTATTGGCTTTATCCCATCTTGCCTGTTTTTGTTGCAATTGAGCTTTCTTCTTCTCCAATTCTTCATTTTTTCGTGCTGTTTTATCCTCAGCGGCACGTTTACGGGCCTCCGCTTCTTCCGAACTGATAGCACCTGTTTCTTCAAGACGCTCAATCCTTGCCAGTTCTTGTTCCCCCGCTTCCTCATTGGCTTCCTGCTCCTCTTCAATTTTGGATATGCGGTTCTCGTATATGTTCTGCATCATGGAATTCAAACCGTCAGAGATTTTAGCCAAACTTCCTAAAACAAGCTTAAGCCTTTCTCCATTTGACATATTAGCCCACATATCAGAAAAAGAACCACCTGCCTCTTGGGCTTTTTTGGCCAAATCTCCAAGCACATCATTAATCCCTGAGAAGAAATCTGCAAACCCGCTTTGTTCGGAAGGAAAGGAATCTGTAATGTTTTTCAAAGCATCCGCCCAATCCTCTACTTGTTTCTTCCCTTTTTCAGCTTCATTAGACGCCTCATCATTCAATAACGAACCAAAATCCGCGCGCAGCTTTTGGAGTTTCAGCCTTAATTCCTCTATCTTCTCCTGTGGGATGGTACCGGTTGCCTCCGCCACTTTCAATTCAGCCTCGGCTGCTGATATCTGAGCCAAAAGCATTTCCTTATTGAACTTTATCGTTAAATCATAGAGCTTCTTCTTGTAGTCCTTCTCGCTAATCTCTCCCTTCAGATGGCTTGCTTTCATCTCATTCTCTTGTTCTTGCAGACCGATATGCAAACTTGCGACAGAACGTGCAGCCTCACTTTCTATCCGGTCTATTCTTCGAAGTGCAAAATTCTCTTGAATCCTTGCGGCTTCCTGCGCATATTTTTGACGGATTAACAAAATGGCCTCTTCGTTACCTTTTTCTGCTGTTATTTCCTTTTGCATTCTTAATTCCAGCAGATCAAGGGTTAAATCAAGCGCTTCTTGTGAACTATCTCTTATACCTTTCAATTTCAGTTCTTTCTGACGTATTTGTACCTCAACCTCAGCATTAGCATACCTGTCATTTTCTTCTTGGATCTTCTGCAATCTTTCTTGGGCCAGTTGTTCACGATATTTATCTTCTTCCTCAGAATATCCCTTTATAACTGCTATCTGGTCTTTATATTCTTTCTCTATGGCAGCAAGATTACGCTGATGCTCATCCTCTATAAGAGAAACGGACAAGTCAGCCATTTTATTCCTAAGATTCTCCATGTATTGCGCTAAATCATCCGATGCTTTATCGGCAGAATGAGGATTAAATGTAACATCTCCAATGTTAATAGAATTTGCCATATCTCTACTAGCCTTATCTACTTGATATAGCTGATTTAATAAAGAACCTATTTCTTTATCCAAGTCTTCAACCTGCTTGTTTAACTTCCCATACATGTCTCTAGCTGTATCCATAGCTGCCCCTTGACTGGATTCATATTGTGCTTTCATCTGATCTCTAGCAGATTCAAGTTTCGCACGTTTTTCTTCTTTTTCTGCCAACTGATCTTCCAAGTCTAATTTTTGTTTAGCCTGTTCTACAAGCCGATCTTGCACAGCTCTAGCTTTAGCCGAAGCTAATATGGCATTAGATAACCTTTGATAACTATCAGCCGCTTTACCTGCAAGAATGTTTTCATCACTTATATTTTTAAAGTATGAAGGATATTGCTTCTTCAGTTCCTCAACGGCTTTTTTCCGCTCTCCCATAGGTTTATTCAAATTGACAGCAGCCCTATATAATATATCCAATTTAACAGCTTCATCTTGGGCATTTTTCACACCTTCTTTTTGAGCTTTATTCAAATCCTCCTGAAGCTGTTTTAGATAATCAATTTCTTTTCTCGCATCAAACAGGCTACCCACCCATTTGGTTATCTCACCTCCATAACTCGATAAAAGAGTTATCCCAACAACTAAAGCCGTCTGCCAACTAAGAAGGGAACTCAATACCTGTTTAAATACAGGTGTAGCAGTCTGCCCCGATTTCTTAAGAAGTTCATATTCCCCCCTTGCTTTCTTTAACTCATCAATAAATATAGGAAGGTTATTGGATATGGCAAGAAAGAAAGTATTGGCACTAACAGACAAAGCCGGAAGTTCTCTCGCAATCTGTTGTATGGAAACATTAAGACCATTCCAACCCGAAGCATAATTACCCACATTACGTTGGTAATTGCCCATCTGTGCATCTATATCCTTTAATTGTTGATTCAACTTGCCGATATTGTTCAAGATATCCATACCTTTTGCTCCCTCGCGTGCAGCTTGTGAAAGGTTATAATATTCCTTTTCCAACTGAAGCATTGAAGCCTTCATCTCGTTATAGCTTCCTGCTGTGGCAATCGCTACCTGCGTATGATTTCTCAATATCGCCGAATACTGTTTATTCTGCTCTGTCAGCATGCGTAACTGGGATACCGTAGCATCTCTTTTGGACTTGTATTCCTCTTCGCTGATAGCACCTTTCTTATACTCCTTTGATAATTCCCTCAGAGATGTTCTTAAGGTTGAAATTGTTTCTTTGTTATCACTTAACCTACTGTTCAATTCGGAGGCTTGTGTATCAAAAGCCTTTACCGTCTGACGGATTGAATCAAAATCAGCAGCAGTCATGGATATTTTCTTAGATGCTTCTTGAAATGAAACAGAAGCATTTTCCGCATCTTGTGACACGTTTTTCAGATCTTCGGAAGCACCTCTCAAATTTACTTTTACTTCCGTTATTTTGTCTGCTAATGTATTCAATGGCTTGGTAAGAAGCTCTATCTTACGGGAAATATCGGTCAATAACTTTAATTGACTAGCCTGTAATTCAGACAACCTATTTTGAGAAGCATATAATTTGGTAATTGTAGCATTATAACTGTCAACTTTAGACTGGTATTCTCTTAGATTACCCGGCTTAAAATTTATACCATCACTTAATTGTTTTGTGAAATTCGCATATTCGGAAGATGTGGTTTGAATATTAATCCTTATCTCATTTAACTTCTTAACGATGTTAGGATCAATCGCATCAGTAATTTTAAATTCTGCTCCTGCCATGGTCTTTTCGTAAGTTTTGGGTAGTGCATGACTTCATGCACCTTCTAAGAGCAAAGATAGTGATTTTATTGATATTATGAAGATAAGGAAATAAAAAAGGGAGAAGTTTTTGCTTCTCCCAATGAAAAAGGATTTTATTTTTTTTCTTTCTTTAAATTATCAAATGAAGGAAATTCCTCGCCTAGTTTATCAAACCAACTTTGATATTTTAATTGCAGATAATGATAATATGTTTCAAAATCTTTAACTTTACTACAAGAAACTAAACTATTCATATCACGACTTCCCCACATTACTTTTAACAAATATTCTTTTGCATCACCCTTACTCTTATTGTACAGCAAAAAAAGGAATTTTGAATACGACTCAGGATATGAAGATTCAGACTTGTTATAAGGGAATCTCATTTTTCTTACAATTTCATTTACATTATCAGCCATTCTCCATAGTTTAAAGAATAAAATAATTTGCAAGATTGCAAATATGACCATAATTAATTCTAATACTACCATAATACTTTTTTTATATAGTTATAATAATTTGGTTATTTTCAGCAAAGTAATATACTTTTAAAATCAAATCAAAACATTACGACATATTTGTTTACAATTTAGAATACTGTCTAAATAAATTATAAACATAGCATTTCAATCTTCATGTTTAAATTTCACCTTCTCACTTCTTTTCCCAGTGCATACAATCAGTTTGAGATGCTTGCCGTATATCCGTTCAAGTCTATTATTTTGTTCTTTCATTTTTTGAAGTATAATTTCAAGTTTATCTATTGTTTTCATAGTCTTTTCGGGTTATGTTGCGAATCGCAACGTTAACGGATGTAAATAGTCTGCCCACCTCGTAAGATAAGGTGGGAAAGACTTGATTAATAAATAATATTGTTATTACATATTAAGAAGATATTCTCCTAATGCATGAGCTTTTTCTCTTGAAATAAAAGCCACACTGTCACGCTCATGGTCTTCAGGATCTGATATACACACTGCTATCATATCGTATTCGGAATGTGATACTGTTATATTTACTGTACCATATTCATCTTCCATTGTCGCATATTGAGAAAAAAGGCCCTCTCTTATTGCCATTTCGGTAGGATTCCCATTCTCGTCAATCAATCCATTTTCTAAAGCTATTTTTTGAAGATCCTCCACTGAACATCCCAACTTATCTGCTACTTCATCAAATGTTAAGCTATTATTCATTTTTATTTCCATGATCATGCAGCCATTAAAGATTTAAACTTATTCAGAAAATACACCTGACCTTTACCTGTAACGTAACAGGTATGTTTTATAAAAATGGGATTTTCACCCGATACTATCGGTCTTTCTTTCACGAAGAACAATCCCATTTCTGCCGCCCTCTGTGTAGGCATATAGTCATTTATATATTTATTCTTCGATCTGCTGTATCGCTGCCTTCTGATAAGGAACTTGTTCTCTACCATCCATTCATAAAGCCTTATTTCTCCAATCTTATATCCGTTTTGGGTGATAAGTTTCGCAAGATCTCCTATGAGAATATTGGTAGACGAACTTGTAAAACATTCTTTGAAAACTACAGCGGGTTTTGTTTCTTCTATAATAGACTGCTTCTCCTGTTCCTTCTTCTGCACTTCCAATGCCAATCGTTGCTTTTCCTCCCGTTCGCTCTTTAGCTGTGTGGCAAGACTGATAACAAGGTCAGGGTTGTTTATCATCTGCTCAAGCGTTGGCTGCGTGGCGGTCATGCCGTATCGCATCAACTCATCAAGTTTTTCAGTACACCACAGTTTCAAATCAATGTCTAACCATTGACAGAAATCAACTACTATTAATCTGTGCATCCAAGTACCACCTCCGTTATGTGATGAACCTGCCTTTGATATAACTAATTGATTTTCAGAAATACCATATTTTCTTGTAATTGCGTTAATTAATTGATTTGTAGCAGGTAAGGACAAATAATCATTGGGACGCTTTCCGTAGATTTTAGCAAGCTGTGTGGCGTTAACCATAACATCATCTTTGATGTCAAAAAGGACTTCGTTTCCATTATAGGAGAAAGTCTTGCTCGTTTCGTGAGCTGACGCAATCTGTACGGTACTATTATTCCCGTTCAAATAGATTTCATTTGGTTGTAGCATGAAATGAAATTATTTGTTATTAAATAAAAAAGCAGACAAATATCCTAGTTTGCTACAACCTACCATTGCCATTGGGCGATGATACACGGATATCGTCTGCCTATATTTTAATATATAAGTTTCCTTACGGGCATAAAAAATCCCATTGGCATATTTAATAGTAAGTTGTAGCACTACAAAGGTACAACATTTTTTCAAACAAACAAATAATGAAAATATATTTTTCATTGTTATTTTCACACGCATAATATCCATCTTTCTAATGACTTTCAACACGCCACAATATGCCTTACCTGTAATTTCTGCAATTTGCAGTGAACTTATTGTTCTTTTTTCGCCATTTTCCCCATCAATAGGTACTAACTTATTAAAATTTTCCATATCTTTGCGATATAAGATTAATATTGTTCCCCGTTGGCGGCTCAGTCACTTCCGCCTCCGGGGATTTATTTTGACTGATTGTAGCAGGTGAGGAATCGAACCCCATTGTGCCATTATTCACTCCTGCTTTCCTCCCTTATACTATCCACGCTTGGAATCGTATAAAAAAAAGTCTCGTAATAGGTGCAAGCTACTACGGTACAGTCATATATAAACTCCAATAGGAGAATATTTAATCAACATCAAGTAACGACTTGCACTTGTTACAAATGCAAAGGTAATGATGTTTTTATCTTACACAATGGTATGAATATTAAACAATTGACAATATAAATCCAATGTAACTTGCTGATTCAAATGTATTTTTCATAATTCGTTCTTTGAAATGTTGTACAATCGGTTAAATGATGAATTTGCCAGTCAGGAAACCGTTTATGAAGTAGGATTGACCTTTCCCGGTAACTTTGGTTGTTATAGTAGTACGCAACACTCCATCATTGCCGGATCGTGTACCTTTCTTCAATTCAAACAGACCTTGTTCAACATATTGCTGATTAGGTATATTTCTACGTTCACCAACACTTCCTAAATAATGATTATTGCGAAGCCACTCAAACAGCCTGTTCTGCCCAACATGGAATCCATTTTGAGATATTATCTTAGCCAGTTCACCTATAAGACATGAAGAACGACTCCCTATTACAGCATCAGCAAACAGAACTTTGGGGGCTTGTTCTTCCACCTTCTTTTCTGCTTCAATCCGTTTCTGTTTTTCTTCTTTCAGAGTAGTAGCAAGTTGAATCAGAAAGTCGGGAGATGTAAGAGCCTTTTCTATAGTATCGGACGTCATATACGCACCGTACTTACGAATGGAGGGCAATATTTCATGCGTAACCCATCTTCTATACGGTTTTACTTTCTTGCTAGAACTAAAAAGAAGAACGTCATAGAAGGCTGATTCTGTTATAAACGTAGCAAATGAATTCCCATTTACGTATAAATCAGGATTTAGGGCGTGTAAATCAAGCAGTTGTAAATCTTCATCGTTTAATCTTGTTTTTACTGATGAAGGATTACTCAACTCAACTGCATTGCAAACATCAGCTAAGCAGAAAAGCGGTTCTTCACTTGTTCCAGCTACTCGTACTTCGCCAAATACATCATTCTTAAATATCTTAATCGAATTATCCATATAATAATATTAAAGTTCGCTCTTGTTATTCGTTATAGCTTCAACAAACATAGGGTCAGCCGAAGTTTCGGCACACCCCTGTATAAGCTCTCTAATAGCATCTAAGACATGCTTATGTTCTTTTCCAAACTTTTCAGCCACCAATAGGCTGTTAGTTAAAACTTGGTCATTCTGACCTTTGAATACGAGTTCTGTCATATTGGTTAATTTTATACCTCACCCTTTCTCCCAAGATAATTATTAGGAGGCGGATGAACATTGTTAAACTTCAATTATTCATTTTGTTGCTTTAATACTGGATGCTTCTCCAACATCTTTGCTTCATCTCTTATTGGTTATCGTAATACAACGCTTGGGCGCCTGTTGTTAGGTGATGGGAACAGAGCAGGTCTTGCCAATAAAAGACATACAGTATAAAACAGAAGAGCCTTTTTATCTCACGGCTGTCATTGGTTTAATCCAAAGTTCCGCTCGGTGGGCACTGGTAGAACCGATTGTATGGATTTTATCTAACTAATAGGAAAGAAAAAATCCGTTGCTAAAGTCGAGCGGCAACGGATTTCCAAATATAAAGAAGGCTCACGTTTGAGCGATTGTTTAATCATGTGTCTGTTGCCGCTCGACTTGCAACGGGTACAAAGGTAAATGATGTTTTTACATTATACAACACATTATAAATCAACACAAAACGATCTAAAGCAGACCGTAATGTACAGTAATACAGAGTAACGCATGGTAATTAATGATATGGCGTTTTATATTATAATTTAGACAAAATCTAAATTACAACATAAATGATAGTTTTGTTTTTCAATTAAAAAATAAATATCTTTTCGCACAAGACATTTGAGGAAAAATCAATATTTACATTGGGAGAACATTGGGATATTTCCGGTAATACAATTTAGTCAATGTAGATTTAAGGCTGTTATAGTCTTTGATAAAGCCTAAATCTATCCATTGAGCTATCTGTAATTCTAACTCATATAATTCGCGGATTTTAGCCTCATCACCAATCTTATTACGCATTTCTGATTCATGTTTACCATAGACTATGATATTGAGAGATTTTGCCAAATCTTTAACCTTTTGTTTAAATAGGTCATCCGGCAAAATAGAACTGACCGCTTTGCACATGGATGGGTATGCATCGCCAGCAAGATTACGAAATTTTATCATTTCATCATATACAAATTTGAGAACATCATATTTAAAAGACGGATTTATCCACATTGCAAAATCAATAAAAAGTAATGGATGCATCCAGGTACCCGCATTATCCCCTTTATTTGCCCTTGATTTATGATAGGGGTAATTACCCATATCATAATTTTCTCTTTCCATTATAGTGTAAATGAACTCTTTAGTGGAAGATAAACCGAAGTAGTCATTAACTTCCTTCTTCATACCTTTTAATTGATTCCACTGTTTCAATAAATTTGTAGCGTTGAAAAACGCATCTTTAGTTCTCTGAATTACTTTAAAATCACCCATTGGGCGAATCATGATTTGGTTCGTTTTCATGTCTTTTCGTTCACAAGATGTTCCGTACATCTTAATACGGGATATAAAAAATGCGGCAACCGATATAGAGGAGTCGGCCACCGCATCATATCCATTACTCTTAATGAATATATAATATCTTTCTATGCGAGACCTCTATCTATCGCTGTCGCTAAATTAATAAATAATACGGCAAACGCCAAATAATAGAATGATAAAAATAACCATTTCACGGAAATATGAATTCAATAAACTCGCCTGACCAGTTTTCACCTTCACGACAGAATTTATACACATCTCCAACCTTGTATAATATATAAACACATTCATCCATAACAGCAGCCTTCTCCGCGATTGAACGCATATGTTCCATCTCCCTCATTGACTTATTTCCTTGGCACAAGCAGTTTTTCATAGTTCACATCTCCTTATAAATTTCTCAATAGAGGGCATAAGCCTGTATGTAAGATAATGCCTCCTTGCTTTGGAACTTACCTTGAAAATCTTATAACCATATTTCTTCTCAATATCAGAACCAAAAGAAACGCCATAGCTGGCAATCCTTATACCATTTGATATTGGTATTGCCGTGATGGAACTATAAAAATCTCCACGTATGATAAGGTTTGGAGTATTGTTCCCTCTTGCAGAAAAACCCAGATATGAAGGTTTCGGTTTCTGTATCTTTGTCTTCCAATTTTTATAGCGTTCGGCGTTTTTCTTCCAATGCTCTCCATAAGTTTTTTTAAAGTATGGGTCCTCTGTATATCCGGGAATTAAAGGACTTTCATCGCCATCAACACCACTATATAGCTGTTCTCGTATATATTCCTCAAACTGAGGAACATCCCTTTCCATCTTATCCCTTATCATTGGCTGAATGCCATCAGCCAATTTCTTCCAACATCTCGCGTATTCCTCCAATGTCATAGCAAAACGGGGGATCAATCTCCCCCGCCTCCTAAATTACTGTTATTGATAATTCTATTATATACGGAAACCAGCCTTGATTTCCGCCTTTCTCTAGAAATGTCCTTCCAGAATACATCTATATTCTGAGCGACAAACTCATCCAATGAAAGTTTGACCACCTCGGACTCTATAAATGTGACTCCATTAATTCTCATTGTACCCATTGTTCAATTCCAATGACCCCATTAGTCTGTAGAATAGAAGGAGATTTAAGCACCGGCACACCTCCTGTCGCTGTAAGCACACCGTTGCTGTATTCCAGCGCTGATGCACCAGAAACGACCGTTGAAGCCTTCTCAGACAATATAGATCCATAATATGCAGTAAGATCCGTGCGGTCATAATGATCCACGAGCTTATATGTATTTTCAGGAGATGTCATTTTGACAAACTCAACGTAATTCAATCCCTTGAGAACATTTTCCAAATTGACACCCGCTTGCTTTACAGACATGTTTTTCATCATCTTCTCGGTATCGGAATACATCGCATTAAACGCAAGATAAGCCTTCTGACCGCTTGAATCATAAGCCTGTCCTGTAGGGTAAACACCAGATAATGCAAAACCTGCAAGTTCATCTGTTCCGTCATCTTCTCCGTAGATTACATTATTCTTGTCAAAAACATACATATCAAACAATGTATCCTTGTTGGCTACAAGATTAGCTTGTAAAGCTAGATTAAACTTACGCAACGTGAATGTATCCGTCCTTGCCGAATAGCCCGTTATTTCCGACCCGGCATAACCATTTTCTGTTGTATTGGGTTCACCGCCGCTTACCGCGTATTCCGAAAATCCTGTAATAGGATAAATTCTGTCCGGATAATCAGCATGACAGGCTTCCTCCAAAGCATCAGCAGTCAATTCCTTGGGCAGTTTTTTGCCATGAATGACCAATATAACACCTGCGACCTTGTCCGGTTGCAGGGGGCAGTAACTCATTCCAGTATTAAATCCGGACGTGCTGCCGCACTCTCTAATATCTGTTCGCATAACAATTCTGATTTTTAACTGTTAAATCCAAATTCTTTATTTCAATAGCATCTATCTTTTCGCCAACTTCCTTACCGTCAACATCAACAGCGCCACGTCTTCCAAAACTATAATTTTCTGAATATGTATGGCTTACAATACCGGAGTAACCGAAATCAAATTTATCACATTTTTTTAACTCTTCTATGAATCCGTAATACAAAGGTCGAAGAATACCTTCAAAAGATATCTCACGACGTTGTTCATTTGTATACTTTTCCAGTGTATTGGTAGCGATTATTATGTTTACAGATGCCTTACAAAAATAATTCTCACTATCCCTTTCCTCGTCTAAGGGAACATACAGCCCTATCATTGGGAATTTTCCCGATGCTGTCACCCTGCTTTTCCCAAGAAGAAGAAGTGTTTCCCTTATATAAGAACTGTCACCATATATGTAATTTATCTGTTGATCCATTCTTTTTGACAAGGAAGCACATACATCTGATATTATATCAATTATCATAACCCAAAGGAATTAATTGTTTCCATCAATTCGAAATCGGTGGCGATATCCGGATAGTCCGCATTATTGGCTTGAAGCCATCTCACAAGTCTGATATTCATTCTTACCATGTCGTTCCATGCAAACATCATTTTCCTTTCGGGACTTACAAGACGACCATCATCTCCATCAGCCTTCACTCCTGTAATAGTCGCCTGAGTGTGATTATGTCTCAAGTAATGGAAGTATATATAGTTGGCGATGGGGGATTTGGAAATCTCCCTATCGCCAACACTATATTTCATGACAAGATGCGCTATAAGATCATCCCATCTTTTTTCCTTAGTTTTTCCATCGTTGGAAATATAGGATGAGAATTCCTTATACAACTTTTCCCCTAGGAGCTTCTCTAAATATTCCGGCTCATATTGCATTACAAAGCCTTGAAGGCTGTCAACAATTGCCTTATTAGTCTCAGAAGGAGTATGTATATTCAATACTGCACCTTCGATATCAAGAATACCACCTTGGAAAAAAGTATAATCCACCAACATTACACAATATCTTTGAGGTTCTTCTTTTTATTGAACAAATCTTCAGCACCGATTTTCTTAGCGTCCTCCATCAATTCCGAAGGAACAGTGGCAACACGTCCATCTTGGAAGAACTTACCTGCAAGTAACATATTAACACTTACTTTATCACCTTTTTTATAAACGGCCCCGTCCTTTGCGAACTCAACCTCATAAGTTTTAGTCAAATTTACTTTCATAATGTTTAATAAATTTATCCGCCAATACCGGCAGGGGTTATAGCTTCAATAACGGTCGCAATCTTATCCTTGACAAATGCAGTTTTATATTGCTTTTTAATATACACCATAAGACGTTTTTCACCAAGGATAGTCACCATATTTTTAGTGAAATCATCATTTTCCCACCCAAGTGTAATGGTAAGAACCCATACATCACGGATGTTAAGATAGTTAAAATCGCCAACCCAAATATCACCTTGTTTGATTGCAGTGCTGGTTTCCACATTCAAACCTTGAATCAGTTCATCACCAATACGGAAAGGACGGAGATATTGTCCATTAACATCCTTAGTCAACTGCATCTGCGCATAGTCAAGAGGATGCATAAGCACAAGATTTGGACGATAAGCCATATTGGACATTGATACAATTTGTGTATACATACCAACAATAACATCATAAGTGTTGGGTTTCTCTACTTTCAGAGTTGTCAAAGAGAATGTAGGTATATCACTCCCAATCCCTTTAATCTGACCGCCGGAACCAGTACCAGACAGAATACCTTCTTCTTCTTTCAAACCAATACGATTGATAATCTCAGCCCTAACCTCCGCAACCAACTGAGGCAAATCAGATAATGTTTCTTCGGATGTTTTTGTCCCAAGAGCCACCTTACCGGCATTGATAGTAACTTCTGCTAATGTACCGCTCATCATAGGCTTAAGACCGCCTTCTGGAACCCATTCGGCTTCTTCTTCACCCGGATTGAACTCCGCATAAGTCAATGATCGTGTAGATATTGCTGCCACATTCGCAAATTTACGGATTACAGTCTGAGAGCGTGGTTCAACAGACAATTGATTATCAATAGTCATATTATAATGTGGTGCCACATTTGTACTTGTCACAGGAGATACATCTTTTCTGTTGACAACAATCGTAAGGTTTTTCTTAAATCCTATAGACTGCTTACAAGCCGTTTTCAAGTCCACAGTTTTCTCTCCATGCTTGCCTACTGTGATGAAATCCTTCAATTGATCTTCAATCTGCTGGTCTACAGACTTGAACACCATTTGCCCGTCTTCATTCTTATGCATTGCACCTTTCATGCGAACGATTATCTCTTTCATCTCACCAAGTTCCTTACGCACTGTTTCCAATTCCTTTTCGGAATCTATCTTTTGAGAAACCTCATTTAATTTATCCTCAAAAGTTTTTTTGTCGATAGTATCGTCCATGAAATCGCCTACAGTAGCGTTTATTGCGTCCTGCAACGCCTGTAATGACTTCACGGAAACCTCATCCATTACCGACAAATCAATTTTGCTTAAAAAGTCAAATTTCATGCTTCTTTAAGTTTTAAAGGTTTTGTAAATAGTTTTATTTTTTCATCGGCTCCCTCTTCATCAAGTGGCTTGTCTGCCGGCTTGTATCGAGCGAGTGACATCGCTTTTCTTACTAACATTTGGATTTCCTCCCTCTTTCTTATCGGAAGTCCTTTACATACATCACTTATTTCAACCGGAAGTGACTCCAACGCACTTTCATATTCTTCTGCCGATTTCAGACCAAGATATTCAGTTTCTCCATTACATCCTATGGACACTACGGATATCTCATACAGAATGACTTCCTTTACAACCAAGCAATCACGTTCCCTGTCATATTCACATTTTTCCCATACATAACTATAACCTATAGAGAACTGGTTCAAAGTTCCACTTTCAAGCTGTTTCAACGCTTGATTTCCTCTTTCCACATCATCAATATACGCTTCAAAGTAAAGCCCTTTCTCATCTTCTTGCAGAAGCGTAATGCGTCCTATAGGCTCATGCATGTCATGCATCCACAAAAAGATAATCTTATCATTAGCAGAACTTCCCGGACCTCTCTCCTGTATGCTTTTTGAAAAACAACCTTTCAGGAGCATATCACCGGATTTATCAATGTTATTGAAAACCGCAGCATAACCACTTATAGTTCTACTGCCAGAATCATATTGTATCTCCTTTGCATAAAAAGCTAAGGATTTATACTGCTTCCCCAACCTGTTCTTGTATTTGCTTGTCTCCATCATTATTTATTTCACTTTTAAATTCTCCCTTAGGGTTATCAGGATCAATATCTGTAAAATTGGACATTTCGGTTCTTGCTTCTTCAAAAGTAATCAGCCGATTGTTATACAATGAAGCTACAGCATTAGAGGCTGTAGACAAGGCATCCGCCAATTCTTTCATATCCTTTTGAAGGCAAGGGACATGAGTGAAGTCCATTTTGATTATTGCCCTGTCCTTACATATAGCATTAGTCAGAACCTCTGTTATAGATTCACTGTCAGGGATAATAAGATCCTGATATGCCGCTTTCTTTGCTTGAGAAGAGTTATCATAAGTACTTCCTTGTATAATCAGATTGGGGTCAAAGCCTATCGTCTGAGCTATCGCTTCCAAGCACGCCTTATCCTCCTCATGAAGCTTCAATTGGTCTGTATTTGACCCCAATGTAATCCACCCTAGTTTCTTAGGAGTCACCATGATTTCATACAACTTATGCACTATACCATATTTCCTTTTGAAATCATCCTGCAATTTCTTGGATTCAGACGGAGTAATAGCTGCATTCCCTACGTCAGTCGTATCATTTCCGTATAGTATCCCTTTAGGTCCTCCATTAACAATAAGGTTTCCTCTCCCTATCAGTTGAGCCATATAGTTTCGAGTATGAGTAGATAATGCGTCCACAGGGGAGTGGAAGGTAATTCTCCCTCCATTATTACTTGGAATATCCATTATCGAATCGTATATGACAAAATACTCCTCATCACCAAGTTCTATATTCTCATTTCCCCAACGTATATATACCTTACTAGCAATTGAAGAAAGCTCTGTTTGAGTAAACGGGTCCTTACCGAATGATTCCATGTAGAATAATTCGGGAGGTATTACCATCATGGATTTAGGGAGATCAGACTTTAAAGCTCTTAGTGTATAGACAGGGCAAAATCCGAAACACTTCAAAGATATCTCAATCTGCTTTATAAAAGAACGCCCACTCTGTATCACATTCGGACGATTCAGAAGAGTCACAATGTCTTTGAAACTCCTCTTCTCGTTTCCGTTAATATCCGTCACATAATACCGCCCATTCTGCATCATTCTTCCGCAATGATCTAGAACCATTGCAAACGGCCAACATTCATGTAAGGCTCTTGATTTCCCTTCAACGGTCGACATGTCAAAATCTATATCCCCTCTATTGCCAGAAAACAGATTTTCCACCCATTTAGGAACATAAATAAAATTACCACCATCATCTTTACCATGATAAGTAGCATCACTATACATATCCTTATTCGACTTCTTTAAAGAAGGTATCTTAAACCAATGTTTCATTGTTCAACAATAAAGGCAACCGCCGTTATAATACAGCAATTGCCTCCACAGTGATCACGTTCTAAAAGTGGGTATGGTGTAACTTCACACCATGAAGGCTATTGCCTGCTACAAAGGAACAAATTAATTTATTTATTAACAAACAATTTAAATATTATTTTTGTTTAATCTAAATTAAAATAACAGATTATACAACATATATTTTATTAACCTTTTTCCCATGTGGATACAACCTGTTTGATATCTTTGCTATTGTCTTCTTGGGAAAATGGGATAGAGAGTAGGGCGTGGATTGAACGGCTGCTGTGCTTTTTGCTGGCGGTCGTTCTTTTTTTGTATTCTTATTTGCGAAAGAGAGAAGCAATATTTATCTTTGTGGAAGCGTGTGAAGATGCACGCCACATTGATTATGACGAAAGGACATACTACATATTTGATAAAGCCAAGAGCTTGTTGCGGATTAGTTTCCGTAGCAGGCTCTTTTTTGTTTTGTATGACCAAATAAAGAAGACATGCCTCTGTAATAAGAAGTATTGTCAATTCTTAATACAGATGATGAATTACTAAACGCATTTTTGCGTTTAGCTTTTGTATCAACGACTTACGAAGATTCAACAGGCAAAAGTAATTAAAAACGTTGATAATTAATGTGATGCAAAAGTGCAGGACATGTTTATTAAATATATAATAAGAAGTAATATGCTAGTTGTAGAAAAAGTTTCGTCTGCTCTTGAAATGAGTGGAATTATGGTTTACGAACACCCACTATTTGGCAAAGTTCGTATGTATGTTGAAAATGGTAAAAGTTGGTTTTGCGGAATGGATATTGCCACTTCTCTACAGTATTCAAATCCATCAAAAGCAATTATAGATCACTGTAAACCAGCCTCCATAACGATTCGGGAAGTAGGGGTGCAAACTGGATTAAAAGCAGATGGCACGCCAGCTATACAAATGAAATCAATGAAGTTTATCAGCGAAGGCAACATCTATCGCTTGATAACCAAAAGTCAGATGCCGAAAGCTGACGAGTTTGAGAGTTGGATATTTGATGAGATTGTTCCTTCGGTGGTAAATACAGGTAGTTACTCGCTTCACTCTCAGTATAACGTCCCTCAATCTTTTGGAGAGGCTCTTATGCTAGCTGCCCAACAGCAAATGAAGATTGAGGAGCAACAGAAACAAATAGAACAGAAGACCGAGCAACTTGATGAATCCAAAGAATGGTACAGTATCAAGCGTTGGGCAAAGGAGCATAATATGAACTGGCGTTCCATCAACTGGCGAAGAATGAAAGCATTATCTTATGGATTGGGCTACGAGATCAAGAAGATATTTGATGCCAACTATGGACAGGTGAATATCTATCATATTAATGTGTTCAAAACTTACTTTAAATGAAAGACGTAATTTACAATTTTATCAACGAGCACATGATGATACATATTGTGCTTATAGCCTTGTGTATTGCGGCTACAATGGGGGCTATGTTAGTAGACCTTATCACGGGAGTAATGAAAGCCAAGCAACGGGGGGAGGCAAGAACATCCACGGGGTATAAGAAAACAGCCGTCAAAGCGAAGAAGTATTTCACCCCGTTCATAGAATTGTGCTTCATTGACCTGTTATGCTGCGTAGTTATCCCCTTCCCTATTTTTTCAATGATTTGGACAGGGTACTGCATTTTCTGTGAGTTTAAATCAGTTCGTGAAAAATCATGGGAAAAAGCGGAGTTGCGCAAGGCAGAAAACACAATGAGTGTGATTATCGAGAACAAGGATGATATTGCCAAGATCATGGCTCAGATACTATTTGACAACGAAAATAAAAAGGAGGATAAAAAATGAAGTATTTTACAATTGCGGAACTCTGCAAGTCAACGACTGCTGACCGCTTGGGTATCAACAACAGATGCAGACAGGAGCATGTGACTGCTCTGACTGCCTTGGTGGACAACGTACTGGACCCGTTACGCACATGGTGGGGAAAGCCTATAACAGTAAACAGTGGCTATCGCTGTCCGGAACTTAATGCAGCTGTCAAGGGAAGCAAGACCTCGCAGCACATGAAGGGGGAAGCTGCTGATATTGACACTGGAGACCGTCAGCAAAACAAGTTGTTGTTTGAGTATATCCGAAAGAATCTGCCCTATGATCAATTGATTGACGAGTCTAACTTCGCTTGGGTGCACGTCAGTTATCGAGCTGACGGTGCCAATAGAAAACAAGTGTTAAGTTTATGAAACAAAGGATCTATATATGGATTGCGATAGCGATAGCATTGCTATTGGTACTTATTTAAATACAATAATATGAAATGGCTTCCTTATATATTAATAATTGTACTCGCTTTCGGTTTAGGATGGTTTGTAAAGCCATCCCCCGAAGCAGTTATAGAGGCAAGAACGGATACGGTGTTCAGTACAAGTCTCATTGTAAAGAGAGATACTGTAAAATATTATCTTCCTTCTCCAATACTGTGTTGGCATGATGGTGATACAATCCATGTAGGAGACACTGTTCTTCCTGTTGAGCAGAAGATATACAGAGATAGTGATTACATCGCTTATGTGAGTGGTTACAGACCTAACCTAGATAGTATCTATGTTTGCTCTAAAACACAGACAGTAACAAACGATATCCATCACACGGTGAAGATAAAACCCAGAAGATGGGGACTGGGAATAACAGCCGGTTATGGATTTGGTAAGGATGGCTTTTCTCCTGCGGTTATCGCAGGAATAAGTTATAGAATATGGTAATCAACAGAAAGGAGGTGCAAGATGAGATAGCAACATCAAGTATTATCCGCCACAGGTAGAAGTGTGGCATAGAAAAAACTCATATAATAAAAGTGATCCTTTTGCGGCTTAGGAAAAAAGAAAGCCGCTCTCCTTCCATCACATCTCACCTTGATAGGGAGTACAATACCAACAGGAATTGTTAGCGACTTTCTAAGCTAATAACAATTTCTATTGGTATTTGTTCTTTAAAACCTTAATTTTTTTCAAGATGAGAATTAAAGACTTGTATTGCACTGTGCTTAGTATTGTATGCAGAGTGACTGACTTAGAAGAAAATGAAATATTTTGCTCTAACAAAGAGGAATGTGTGGACGCACGATCATTGTTGATAAAAACATTGATAGATAACGGTATAACAGAAAAAGAAATTGTACGTCTTACAGGATTGTCACAACAGCGTGTGAATAGCTTGAAAAATAATTTTAAATATCGTATTGGTAAGTGGAGCATTACAAATGATTTACAAAGAATAAACAAGTACTTAACAAATAATTGATTGAATAACAGAAGTTTAATTCTGTACTTTGTGCACGGTCGATTTTGACCGGGATACAAAATACAAATACTTATGGAACGAACTTATGTTTTTAACCAAGACGGTGGAACCGGCGCAAACAATGGTCTGCTTGCGTCCATTCTTCCGTCCTTGCAGAGCCGTGGAATTGACACAGGCTATCTGATGGGGCTGATGGGAGGAAATGGAAACGGCGGCTTTTTCGGAAACAATGGAGGTTTTCAGGACATCATTGCATTGATTGTGATTGCAGCCATCTTCGGTAACGGAAACTTTGGATTCGGTGGCAACAACAATAAGGGTGCCGATGAAGGAAGAGAAATGATCATGCAGACACTTAACCGGAACGGTGTGGACATTGCATCATTAGCCCAAGCTGTTAACACCTCTTCAGACCAAATCCTTGCCGGTATTAACTCTGTATCACAGGCAATCTGCGGTCTCGGTAACCAAATGGGTCAGAACACCAACAGTATCCTGACTGCGATTATGCAAGGTAACAACGCTCTGACATCTCAGATCTGTAGCTGTTGCTGCGATATGAAACAGCTTGTAACCACACAAGGATACGAGAGTCAGCTTGCAATGTGCAACCAAACTAACGCATTAATCAACACTGCTAACCAAAACACATTGTCATTGCGTGACGGTGCTACTGCCAACACGAATGCTATCCTTGCTAAACTTGATGCAATCCAAAATCAGGCATTGCAGGACAAGATCGCATCTCTTACTGCGGAAAAGGCTACTTTAACAGCCGAAATATCCCAGCGTAATCAGAACGCCACTATCCTGAGTGCAGTAGGACAACAGATTGCTCCTTTGGCAGCCGGATTGCAGGCATTACAAAGCGATGTTGATGGAATCAAATGCAAGCTCCCCAATACAGTGAGTGTTCAATACCCCAATTTAACCGCTATTAATACAGATTGTTTCCGTGCAGCCGCCTACGGTGCATATATGGGTGACGCTGTATACGGACGTAGTGGATGTGGTTGCAATAACTACTGGGGTTAATCCGGCAAGAAAGGAGGTAGATATGTGGCCTAACTTTTTTACAGGATTCCCGTTCCCATTCCCATCAATCGGAAGAGCAAACTTCAATACTCTTCCTACGGTGGCTGTGACAGTCGGTACGGAGAATGTTACTCTTGAACTCCCTAACCATGCGTTCCGTAACAGGGATTATGTTGGGGGATTCTATATCAGTCTCCGACAAGCTATACCTGCCGG